GATTAGCCGAGCTTGGGGCTTTTCTTTCAATAAAGGAAAGTATGAAAAATATTAGACAAATAGATAAACAGATTGATGAATATTTGAATTACTGCGAGAATGTTCGTCGTATGAGTGAGCAAACTCTTCACGGAAAAAGATGGATTTGTAGGGAGTTTCTCAAAACAATTAAGATTGACAGTCTTAGTGAATTATCAAATAAGCACATCAATGAATGGATAGCAGAGCAAACTGCTCGTGGATGTTCTGGTAGAACAATCAATAGTAGGCTAGTTAATTTAGTCGCTATGCTACGATATTTTCAAGACATGGGAATATCATTTCCGAAACTAAAATTACGATTGATCATTAAATGTAAAGAACAACCGCCTCGTCGTGTTTACTACACTAGAGAGCAGATTGAGCAAGTATTGAGATATGCTGATCATTTAGAGTGGCTTTTAATTAAGCTTTGCTTTGATTGTGGACTTAGAATTTCCGAATTACGTAATCTTAGGCTCATGAATCTTAATGGAAGAATGGTAACATTTATAGGTAAGGGTTCGAAAGCTCGTGAATCATACATGAGTAAAGAAGCTAAGAACCGTTTAGACGACTGGATTCAAAGAAACCGAATAAGCGATTTTATCTGGGTGAGAACGCCCGGAAAAAATGAACCAATGTCGGTTGAAGACATACGATATTTGATGAGAAAGCCGTTCTATCAAGCTGGATTCAAAAACTTCTATCCGCACGCTTTACGCCACTCTTTCGCAACTGATATTCAAAAACATGGTGCTTCACTGATGGAGACCAAAGAAATGTTAGGACATGCAAGAATCGAAACTACAGAACGATACGTCCATGGTTTAGAAGGACACTTGGAATATTTCTTCGATAAATATAAATTTACAACGGCTTAATAAGGAGTAGTGTTGGTCATGCAGATTAGTGATGGTTGTGGAAAACTATCTGCATGGCTACAATATCGTTATTGACAAAATGACAAATCTTCGCTACACTAAAAATATCTTAGCGAAGTCATCAAGACAAGCTATATACTCTTTAACACTTTGAAGAATAGAAACCGTGGTAATTTACTATCATGGAAAATTTTTAAGTGTTATAATCATATCACTTAAAAAACTTACATGGTTGTAAAATAGCACGCCCCTGTTGGTGTGTTTTTTCTTATCACGGTCTCACGAAGACTGTTTTTTGTTGTTTCGTGAGGCTATTAAACTCCATTCATCAATTTTTAAGTTTGTAGCTTCACGTTGACACCAAAAAGCTAACAGCAGACACTCGCCAGTTCAAACAAGTAACTGAATGGCAGAAAGAACAAAAGCAGTTAGAGGTGAAATTAAACTAAAAAGGAGAAAAATATGGTTCGACGCCAAAACAAAAACTACAAAAAAGAAAAAATAAATAACAACCAAATTGAAGGTATGTCTACTATCGAGAGCATTATTACTATCGGATTAGGGATCTTATTACTATTCGTAGGTGGTGGAAGGTATCCAATTATCAATTGGACGAGTTTATACCTACTAGTACTTGGAGTTATTAGTGTAATTAAAAATCTTGGAGAAAGATGAAAAAATGAAAATTGAAGTAAAAGTAATCGATGATACTATTCCAGATTGTCTACATGAAGAAACTCACACAGACAAATATGATTTTGGTCATGCAGATCCAATTAGGGGTGATTACGTTGACGATTGTCAGGATGTTGAAGTTTGCAACAATTGTGGCGCTTGGCGAACATTTAAGCGTGGCAAATTGATTGAATATCCAGATGGACACAGTAGCGAAGTAGTAGATGACGAAGAAGGAGAATGGCAGGAGCCATTACAATAAAAATGACAGAGACACGATTATCAATAGCTCAATATATCCGAGAAGATGCTGTTAGCGCTCGTCTTAACGATCTACTCGGTAAACGAGCATCACAATTTATAACGAGTTTAGTTGCAGCAGCGAACGCCAATAAACTACTTAATACTTGTAAACCTGAAAGTGTAGTTTCAGCGGCACTAATTGCTGCTTCAATGGATCTACCAATTAACCAAAACTTAGGTTTTGCTTACTTAATCCCATACACATTAAATAGGAATAAAAAAGACGAAGAAACGGTCTGCCAATTTCAAATGGGCTACAAGGGCTTTATCCAACTGGCTCAACGTTCCGGTTTTTACAAAACTATCAATGCCACTGAAATAAAAGAGGGCGAAATTATCAATTTTAACCGTCTAAGCGGCGAGATGGAGTTCAAATGGATAGAAGACTCATCTAAACGAGAAAAAGCTCCCACAATTGGCTTCGTGGCTTATTTCAGACTATTAAATGGCTTCGAGAAGTCGCTCTATATGACGGTCGAAGAACTAAATACACATGCCAAGAAGTATTCTAAAAATTTTGCCAAATACGGCTCTGGGCTTTGGAGCGATGATTTTGACTCGATGGCGAAGAAAACCGTATTGAAGCTATTGATTAGTAAGTTCGGTCCTCTAAATACTCAGCTTCAAAAAGCAATTCAAGAAGATCAGGCTGTTGATGGCGAATATGAAGACAATCCTCAACGCAAGCCAGAACTCACAGAATCTCAAGAAGCAGAGATTGTCGAAGAGGTAAGTAGTTTAGCTGATCAGCTAGAACAGGAAAATAAAAAATGAACGAAAGAGATATAGCTATGCTCAAAAATTTGCGCGGTACTATTTATCATTCTTATGAATATATGCGTGAAGAAATGAGCGAGTATGTAATTTTCGACAAAGGTAAGCCAGACCAACAGATATTCGATGATACTTTTAATGACTTAGCGAGGCTTGGGCAACAAGTTTCAATCTTGATAAAGAAATATGAGAAGAGGACAAAATGAACAACGAGTTAATAGTAAAAATTAACCCAACTGAAATTTTTCAGACACAGAATGAAGGTAAAGATTTTATTGTTAATCCTAATGCTGAAAAAGCAATTATTCGCCTTCTTGAAATTCAAGCTGAGGTCGATAAAGCAGTTGAATTACTTAAATCAGAGATTGAACGCCAAGCATTAGAGTTTAATCCAAATATTTCAGCCATTAAGGGCGAGAAGATTAAAATTAACTATTCTGCTGCTGGAGCAAAATATAAAGACAATGGCGAAGCCAAGTTTCACAGTTCTAAATTTTGGAAGAAAAAGACCACGTGGTCAATCGATTCAAAGGCAGTTGATGATCATCGAGCAAAATACTATCGATTACCTGCCGGTATTACAGAAGTAGAGCGTAAAAAGACGATCAGAATCAATGTAAGCGAGGCTTCCAATGAATAACGATGGTTTTGGCGCAATTCGTGTTAGTTATTCAATTTTAAGTGCTTGGGAGAGTGGCGATATTGATCGTGCTATTGCTCCATACACTGGCGTTGAAATTGAACCAAATAATGCAATGGAGTTTGGAAAAAAGATGCATGGTATTTGGGAACGATATGTCAAAAAACATAAAGCAATCCCAAAAATCTTTAGTGGTCGCAAATTAGAAGCACCTGAGGTTGAGCTAGCAACCAAGCGAGTCCGTAAATTAACAGATTGGTGTGTAATCTCTGGCGTACTAGATGTTAAAGACGGCGCGACTGGAATTGATTGGAAGACAGGTAAAGCTTCAGCTACCGACTATACAAATTCAAAGCAATCGGAAGTCTATCAAGTGCTTTACCCTGAACTCAAGCGCTTTGAGTTCTATTGCAAGAATCAACACATCCACCATACCGACAAAAACCATATCACGGTGGGAGTCGTTTACTTAAACCGTAAAACACTTGAAGATGGCTTGAACTGGATTCTGACAATGGCGGCAGAACTTCGTGAATACTTAATCAACAACGGATATGGCAATAGGTTAGATCAAGGCAAAGGGCTAGAGTAATAATTTAATTTTTAAGGAGAAACTATGAAAAACAACGAAATGAACGATGGATTAAATGAGTTAATAGAAAAATTAATCAAGTCTACAGGTGCTAGAACAATTAAACACAAAGAATTAGAGAATCTTGGCTCTGCGGTTGAAACAATTAAAGAATGTGTTTCGAAAGATAAACTTATTGGATATATAGCTATTGGAGTATCTAATACTGGTGAAGTAGTAAATGCCACAGTAGGCTCAAAATTTGCAATCTATGAGATGATAAATCTGCTTTTTGAAGCCGTAGCAAAAATAGATACCGATCTTGGCAGAGAAATCTTAGAAAAACTCAAATCTAATTTCGAAGAAATAAAAACCTCAAAATCTGAAGATGAAAAGGGTAGTGATAATGACTGTGATGAAAACGATGAGGATGATACGAAGAAAGAAATCGCGAAAAAACTTAAAAAGATATTTTCCAAATATTTTGACATCGATTCTGAAGATTACTAAAAAAGCTAAAAAGACTCAAATAAATTGTAATGTGGTGCTGGTATACCCCCTTAAGTAAATAACCAGTTAAATGTCAATACAGACGCAGCCACTAACCCACTAACTTAAAACTAATAAACCATTAACTATTGAATTTCTACTATTGTAGATTGTTGGTACAAAGGTAATTTGTATTATCTCCTCACATTAGTTTTAAGTTGTTTGTCTCCACTGTATGGTTCAGTATTATGACCTGCAGTGGAGAACCAAAAGAAAGGAGGTAACAAAAAATGAGACGAATTCCAAAATATAGTTCCGAGCATAAGCTCTATGAGCAAATCGCTCGATATTTGCAACTTCAATACCCAGACGTAATCTATCGCTTTGATCTCGCAGCCGATCTTAAATTGACACCTGGTCAGGCGGCGAAACGCCATAGATTACACCCGGAAAGAGGTTACCCAGACCTATTCATCGCAGAATCAAGTGAAAATGTAAATAGCAAAGATTGGAATGGTATCGTGCGCGAATGGGGGTTTTATTTCGGACTTTATATTGAAATCAAAAAAGATGGCACCAAATTAAAACGCGATAAAGACGCTAAAAAGCTCTTGAAAGGTGAGGTTAAAATCCGCAAAAAGGGAGATTGGTGGGACAAACATATCGAAGAACAGGCTGAAATGCTCGAAAAACTGCGTGCGAGGGGTTATAGAGCCGAATTTGGGGTTGGGTTTGATGGGTGCAAGAAAATAATCGATAACTATTTACGTAATTAAATAAAAATCTTGCGAGGAGGTAAAGTGGCAAGAAATTATCAAATATCAGTTCGAAAAACAAACGGACTGGAAATCTGGTTTGTAAATCCACGCGATATTTACATCAAAGATAAATATGGCTGGCAGAAATTTACGAGGTGGGACGTTCGACAGAGAAATTTCTGGACTTGCCACTGGCGACCGTTTATGCGCGCACTTCGAGATTACCGCTATTTAGACATGAGTACGATACGTCGTCTTGCCACCCTACACGACATTAGTATTACAATCGGAAACCTACCTGATTGGGTAAGAAAATCCACAGCTAGAGTAATTCCAGAGAAAGGTAGAGCGAGGAACAATGAAAGATTTTATGATAAATCCAAATACTAAAGTTACTCTCTATCTTAAAGAATGTTATGGCTGTGATAGAGCCGGCAAATACACCCCACTTCACCAGTTTATTATCAATAATCAAATCAAATTGGCTAATTTCACAGTCAAGAGAGTTGAACTAAATCCTATTTGGCAACAAGAAGCAAATTCATTTGATATCGAGCTACCCTTAGTAGTTTTTGAGAACGAAGATGGTGAAAGAGAGGCTATTACTTATTTAGAATTTTTAGATAGACAAAATGAAAGAAGTGCCAAACCGAAAAACTAAGTTAATGGGATCCGTGTCAGTGAGTCGAGCCACTGATGGCACTCCTCCGAGAAAAGAAGTAAAAATGAAATTATCAACAATCAATCAAATAGTAGAAGCAATTTTATCTCAGACTAAATCAGATATAAAGCTTGTCCACGAGGACGTACGAGAGGCGACGTTTAAGCGAATGGCGAACGAAGCCACCATAATTTTGAAGACCGCCATGATATGCGAAGCTCGTGGAATTGATGAAGCAATGAAATATTATAACGGCACTCATACAGAGGATGAATATAAAGAATTCAGAACTGGCGTAGTAAGTTTTAATGATATTAGCCTCTGCACGAACTGCTGGTGTATGACCCACACAATAGATAGTAAATGTGGAAAATGTGGAGCAAGAAAGGAAAATTTATGAAAAAGATACGCACATACGTAAAACCGGCTACTCCGATTAACTACACAATCCGCTATACAGCCCACGATGACACTAAACATAAAATCATAAACTCTAATTTATCAGAAATTAAAAAGACAGAGCGATTTTTGAGAGAGAAAGGAGTGAAAGATATTGATATCGCAGTAACATTACCACAAAAACCAAAGGGATCGGAAATGTTTCCGGTTAATCACTAAGGAGAATTATATGGATGTCGACAAAACTAAATACATAGTTATAAACGAATCAGTAATAGGTTCAATTATTAAAGATATAGTTACATTTTCAATGTTTGCTGGATTACTTTTATTTAATCACTGGTTTTTAGGTGGATCTACGGTCGTAGATGTTATGTTCATCATTTTAACTTTAGGATTTCTCGCCGGGAAACATAGCAAAACTCGCTTTGAGGATTTTATTGTCAATCAATTCACAGGTCGTACCGACAAAGAGGGTAAAGAAATCTATGAAGATGATATCTTACTCATTATTGGTCAGGGCTATTTTAGAGTAACATGGGATAGAGATAACTGTAAGTTTTATTTACTTCCGTTAGAAGACTACCTAGACAAAATGCCTCTTGATAGGAGTTGGGAGATAGATTATGAAGTTGAAGGTAATATTCACGAGAATAAAGACCTACTTGAATATATCGAGAAAGATCAGAAAACGAAATGAAAAAAAGTAAGAGTAAAAAGGTAGCAAGACCTAAATCTGTCGTAAAGCCCACTACTAAGAGCGGACATAAGCTAACGCCACAGCAAGAGTTATTCTGTCAGCTTTATGCAGGCGATAGAGAGTTTTTTGGTAATGGTGTTCAAAGTTACATTGAAGCTTACGGTGTCGATACAAGTAAGCCTGGGTGGTATACAACTGCTCGGGCTGGTGCACATGAGAACCTCACAAAACCTCACATTTTGGAACGAATCGATGAAATCTTCGAAGCCCATGGTCTTAATGACCAATTTGTAGATAAACAACTCGAAAAGCTTATTGTGCAGGATGCTGATTTTAATGCCAAGATGAAAGCAATTGCTGAATATAACAAACTGAAAGCTCGCATCACGGAGAAGCGTGATATTACATCTGGTGGTGAAAAGATAGAAATACCAGTAGCGCTTGTGGAGTTTGTGGATGGTGATAGCAAAAACACTCGTAAAGCTACCAAGTGAGTTTAAGCCGCTTTTTGATAGCTGGTGGCGACATGCAGTTATTGAGGGTGGTCGCTATTCTTTGAAGAGCCATACCGTGGCTCGGTTTTTGTTATTAACGGCTCGTTCAAGGCGAGTACGTATTGCTTGCTTACGTCAGTTTCAGAAAAATATAGCAGATAGCTCATATCAACTTCTGATTGACTTAATCCAACAATATGGCTTTTCAGAGTTTGTTTGGACAAACGATACTATTACGAATACCAACACCGGCTCAACCTTCATCTTTAAAGGTCTTGACCGAAACGTCGAAACTACTATTAAATCTCTTGAAGGTATTGATATTGCATGGATTGATGAAGCTCAAACCATTACTCTTAAATCAATACGTATTCTCAGCCCTACTATCCGCAAGCCTGGTAGTAAAATTATTTGGACGCTAAACCGCCTCACTGACCTTGACCCTGTGATTTCCTATTTCATCACTAACCCACCGCGTAAAGATGTTTGGCATCTAGAGGTAGATTACAGAATAGCACAGAAAAATGGCTGGCTCTCCAATGAAATCCTTTATGAAATTGAACAAGCCAGAATCAATCATCCAGAAGATTATGCTCACGATTATTTAGGTAAAGCACTGGCTGTCTCGGATAAAAATATCATCCAGACCGCCCAAGTGATTGAGGCTATGGGGAGAGAGGTAGATGACGAGGGGGCGATTGAAGTTGGCGTGGATGTGGCTCGTCTTGGTGGCGACCGCACTGTGTTTGTGAAGCGAAAAGGTCTGAAAGAAATCGGAAGAGCTTCATATACTAAAAAACGCACAACTGAAGTTTGTGATCTATTAGTCAATTTTATTGGTGCGGACAAGGATGTTCTAATCAAAATTGATGATACTGGCGTTGGTGGTGGTGTAACGGACGAGATGATCGCAAGAGGTTATAACGTTATTCCAATCAACTTTGGAGCCAAAGCTTCAAATCCGGACAAATATCCGAACCTTATTTCCGAGGCGTGGTTTTATTTGCAATCTATCATCGACAATATCAGTATCGCCAACGACAAAGATTTATTGGTCGAACTATCAAACCGTGAATGGAAAATGGATAGCAAAGGGCGTAGAGGTGTTGAGAGTAAGGATGATTACAAAAAACGAGGCTTCCGTTCACCTGACCTAGCAGATGCTACAATTCTTTGTTTTTATACTCCACCTGAGCCGCCAAAAATTGAATATGGCGGAGTAATCGTTGGTTAGATATAACATTTTACAATATTTAAATTAAGAAAAATGGCTATTTTCTCTCTGTTATTCTGTGTAATTTTGCTTCTTATATATTCAACTATATAAGTAAAGATATAACATTATCGCTTTATTCATCTGCCACCCTGTATAGAATCATAATCTATCACAAGGAAATATTTCATGCTTGATAAATTAAAGAGATTATTTAACGCAAAATCAAAATCAGCATTATACGATACTAGCTCTCATCCTGCTGGTTATTATCGCCCAATGCCACTAGCTTATAGTTTTTATAAGGGCAACAGCTACGACAATACCTACCCATCAATCAAAGCAATTGTTAATAAGTTTATTGTCATTAGACCATACGCAATAGACGCTAATGGTAAACCAATCAAAAATAATCCAAACGTCGTAAATGCACTATATCGCCCAAATAAGCAGATGTCTGCAACAGACTTTCGTGAAGCCTTAGCGGTAATGACACTAGTTCACCCGAAAGTATACTTACTTTTATGGCATTATGAAGGTAATACGGCTTGTGCTGGTGGTGAAATCACCGAGGATAATTTTGCCGGTCTGACATTTTTGGAGGGTGTAAGTGAAGTCGTTAGTGGTGGTAAGAAATATTATCAATGTAGTGGTTCAACTTACAGTGAGAATGAGGTTATTGAAATCTATTCAGGCTACGATCCATACAATCTCAGCCGTGGTTATGCACCAAGTAATGCTATCTCTAAATGGGCTAATGTTGACGATTATATTGCCGCTTATCAAGCAGGCTTCTTTGAGAATGGTGCTGTGCCAGCTGGACAATTTATTGTTACAGCTAAAGACAGAGCGCAATTTGAAGATATTGTTAGTAAAATGCAAAGCTCACACCGTGGCAGTGGTAGAAATAATAATGTTATCTATTCTCACCGTCCTATTGACCCTGCAACCGGAGCTGCGACATCTGCACAAATTGAATGGGTGCCATTTTCTCAATCCAATAAAGATATGTCGCTTGATTCAGTTTTTAAGCAAGCTAATGATAAGATTGACAGCGCTTTTGGTGTACCAGCTTCAATCCGTGGCGTAAATGATAATAATACTTATGCTTCAGTCCGTGTCGATGAGCAAATCTTCATTAAATATACCGTAGAGCCATTTGCGACTAAGATTTACTCTAGGCTTACTCATGAACTTAATCGTGTTACTGGTGGTCTTGGTTATGCTATTACGTTTGATTTAGATATTCCTGGTATTGCTGATGAGGAAAAAATTGATGCCGAACGAAAAATGACTGAGTTTAATTTAATCAACCAAGCAGTGATGAATGGCTACTCACTTGATTCAGTAGTTGACGCATTTAATCTATCTAAGGGCTATAAGCTGTTAAAGCAAGGCTATGTAAAGCCAGTTATTGTGAATGATAAGCCGGAAGTAGATGAGGGTGATGAGGTAGAAGACGCTCCTGATTCGGCACAGCCTAATGATACAGATAAAAATAAAGCCATTGATAATAACCATGATAAACATCATGATCACTGTACTTGCAGTCATAAAGCTCATACCCCGACCAAGCAGGAGCAGAAGTTTATTGATGACGTTTCGTCTGTTTTGAGAGACCAGATGAACCGTCAGATTGAACGAGCAATTGATAATAATGAGCTTAATAAAGACGTAAACGATATTGATGAGGAAGAAGCAAATAAAACTGCACAAGAAATTTTAGCATTCATCATTGCTTATATGCTAGTAAAAGGTCAAACAACCTACACAGAGGGCATTACACTACTTAAAGCGAATAATATTCCGATTGACGCTACTTCTGAATTTATCGTATCAACTTTAACTCGTGCTGATTATCAGGCATATTTAATAAATGTAGCAAAATCTTACTCTAAAGAAACTGCAGAAAGTATTCGTAATGTTCTGACTCAAGGTCAGGAAATGGGGCTGAATAAAGAAGAGTTAGCCACTCGACTACGTGAGATTATGAACACTGATGAGTGGAGAGTACAGAGGCTGGCACGCACCGAGGAACATCGATCTGCTAATAAATCCAGCGTTGATGCAATGAGTCAGCTAATGAATGAAACAGGCACTAAGATTTACAAAGTATGGCACACTGTCTCCGCAAGTCCATGCGAGTTTTGTCAGGCTATGGATGGTAAGAGGGAACTCGTAACAGACTCATTCTTACCAAAAGGTGGAAACGTTGTTGGGACTGATGGTGGTATTTTTAACAATAACTTTGTGGATGTCGATGCGGCAGACCTACATCCAAATTGTCATTGTCGTGTTAAATATGAAGTGGAGAAGTGATGAAAATCAAATGTCCACACTGTGATAGATATCTGTTTGAAACAGACAACACATTGATTGTTCAAAATGTAAAATGTTCATATTGCAAAAAGCGTTTCAATCTCAAGGTCGTAACGCCTCAATCGTCTGAATCGGAAATTAGATTAAAAGTGAATCAGAATTTTGGATCCGAACAGGTATAATTAGCTATACAAAAATTATACTTATCCTTTGGATGTCTTTTATTTTGACAATCCTTAAATGGGATAGGCATCTTTTCTTTGGCATCTTTTATTTTAACCTTTTTACCATGTCTAGACCTACATGTATCACAGCAACAATAGCTGGAAACATACAAATAATCTTGGTCGACTTCATTTTGTGCAAGCATAATCTGGCAGTAAGCTATGTTATTTTCAATACCAGTCTTTAATAATGGTCTAGGGTCTCTACCACAATCGTCCTCATATCCAGCCACGAGTTTATTCATCATGGAAGCCATTTCTGCCATCTTTAACGGTTCTCTCGACAAAGTGTCTGGAAATTTTCTCATAATATCCCATATAATATCGCGAGGAGCTGGAACAACACCAAAAGATTTAAGCCTATCCTTGAATATTTTTTTTGCGAAATCAATAGTTACTCCAAAATTATACATCTGGCTAAAACAATCAGCTGCAGCTACATCTTGAGGCTTTAATAAATCACTAGCGAATAATCTATTATTAGATCTTACGTAAAATTGGTTGCCACACTCTGGGCATTTTCTACTACGGGTAGGTGGCTCATCAAAAACGTGTCCACAATGTGGGCATGATTTAGTGTTACGGTTTTTATAATCACCATAAACAGTTGCTATTTCTCTTGGACTATCTTCTATTGAATCAAAGTCAAGCTCATCATCTTTAACGTTATTATTATCAATTTTGAATGCATTGATTGGTTCATTCACCTTATCAGTGATATTAGGTATTGCTTCATTTAATTTTGGGATTATTTTATTTTTATAAAATTCTTGTGCTTTTTTCTTAATTTCGTCGAGCAACATAATACCTCCATATGTTACTGCTTATTTTATCACGTTTTACTGCCACCCTATATCTTTACATAATCACTTTTGATGAAGCAGATGTCCATATGGATGCAGAATCGCAAATACTAAATTAACTCTAAGGAAAACATGACAATTAAACAGAAAATTGTTTCAGTTACCGGCAAGCTCTCTACTAAGAGTGTTGATGGTGAAAGAAGAATTGTCTTTGTCGCAAGTTCTAATAACGAAGATCGTCATTATGAGCATGTAGATGTAGCAAGCTTACGCTTACCATTAAAAGGTGGTGGAGATATTACTGTTTCGGCTATCCCAAGCGAAGGTGTAAGTGAAGTCATTGATATTCCTTTAATGTTGAACCACAGCGGTGATGTTCGTGATGTAATTGGCTCCATTCGTGCTGCTTACTTCTCGAATAATGAACTAACATTTGAAGCTGGTATTTCCAAGCGAGAAATCGCCCAAGAAATGCTCACACTGCTTGAAGAAGGTCATCTGTCTAATGCGTTCTCAATCACGATGATTGATTACGATTACAATATTGACTCTGAAACAATCAGCAAGGCTGAAGTGATTGAGGTCTCACTGGTCTATCGTGGGTCCAACAAGGAAGCAAGATTACTTGCCATTAAATCTTTATTAGGAGACGAAATGAAGACAAAACAAAACGACAATTTTGGTGATGCTAATGGTGATGGAGAAAACCACACGGTCGCTCCAGAAGCACCAGAAGTTGAGACTTCTGAGACAACCGAAGCACCAGAAACAGCTGGTGAAACTTCCGCTGATAATTCAGAGGAAGAAGCCACTAACGAGTCAGAGGGTGAAACTCAAGAAGTACTCGAAACTAATAATACTGAAGAAAAGGAAGAAACTATGAATAAACAAATTGCAAAAGATGCAGTTGTGGAAAAAGGTGTCATGCCTAACCAGCCTGCCTCTGCAAATAACTACCTCAAAACAAAAGCTGCACTTGTAGACTTTAAGAATATCGTTCTCAAAAACCACCGTGGTTCCAATGAACAGATCATGCGTGAATGGAACGAAAACCTTAAATCTAAAGGTGTAACCGGTGATGCTATCATGCCATCCCAGATTGAAAATATCTTCTTCAAGGCTTGGGTCGATAATCCTGGTATTTTGGCAACTTTCCGTACAGTAGGAGTTAAAAGTGCTGCCGTTTACGCAATTGGTACTAGTGATACCGCTAATGGACACAAAAAAGGCGATGCAAAAGCTGACCAGTCTCTGACCAACGTTCGTCGTGATCTTAAAGGTCTTGGTATCTACAAAAAGCTTCCAATTGACTTGCAAGACCTCTACGATGATGAAACTGGTGAATTGCTTGCCTTCCGTGTTGAAGAATTAGCTGCACGTGTGGCTAACGCTATTGCAGTCGGTGCTTTAATCGGTCAAGGAACTGGCGATAAGGCTACCTTACAAGGTACTCGTGGTCTTTATCCAATGCTTTCCGATATCAACGCAACTAGTGGCTATGGTTCAAATGTTGCTACCAAAGTTACAGGTGAAACTGGAGAGGGCAGCTATGAATTGGCAGTCCGTGCCGTTGGCGCCGTCAAGGACGAGAAAAACGCCGGTAAAATCTTGGTTGTACCAACTGGATTTACTACTGAACTTAAATTAGCTAAAGGTTCTGACGGACACTTGATGTTCCCAGCAGGTTCTAACTTTGCTAATTTACTTGACGTAAAGCAGATCTTTGAAATTGACGAGCTTGTCGGTAAGGATGTCAAGGCTATTGCATACGCCAACCAAAGCTATGTCTTAATTGGTGAACCTACCGCGACCGTACGTACTGATTTTGATACCAATAAAAACCAAGACGTCATGCTTACTGAGCGTTATGTCGGTGGTTCTGCACAAGGCTACAAGACCGTTGCCGGCGCATTTGCACATGCTTAATCAACTAAACTAAGGAAGAAAGGACGATCAGATGAATAATTACCAACCTGTGTTATCACAAGATGAAGTAGTCACTCTGCTTGGTCGTCCTCTTTCTGAGGCTGAAGTTAAGAACTTTAATATTTATTTTGAAATCACTGATCTAAAACTAAAGGATTTACTTTGCTTATCTAGTCTTCCAAATCCAATTCCTGCTGACCTCAAAATGCTTCTAGCTAAAATGTTTGGCAGTATTAAAGCGACACAAGATTTTGAACATAATAATGGAGTGGAATCAAAACGAGTAGAAGATTTTTCTATCAACTATACAGCTGACAAGAAAAGTCCAATGAGTTTAGTTTTATTTAATGAAAGTGCAACGCTTCTAAAGTACAGTCAGTGTTCGAGCGGTATTATGCACGGAAAGACGATGTTATGACCGTGTTTGATATGTTTGTTGAGGTATCCTTTGAATATCTAACGATTAGCCGAGGTGAGGTTTATGGCAACCGAATCATCGGTCAAAAAGCTCTCCGAGGTATCGTTAAGATTAAAGAAGGCATGATTTCGCAAGGCAATCAAGAAACACGGAAATCCAACAATACCGTCCATGTACATCCAGAGGACTTTGTCGGTTTAACTTGTGAGCAAATTATCGGCAACGGTATTCGCTATAATAATGCTGATTATTCGATTATTGGCGTAACTGAAGGGCGTAATTTCGACACTAATGAAATTGAACACTTAACCTTAACGCTTGAAAGGGCTGAATATGTCGGTGATAATTAGAACCAACACGAAGCTTTTCGAGCGAGTCGAGCGAGAGAACTGGAGAAATGGTTTGCGTGCTATGGGCGATAGAATCCTGATGGATGCTATTGCATTAGCTCCAGAAGATACTGGTAAACTTAAAAGTAATGGGCGAGTCGAAGTTATATCTGACACCGAAATCCACGTTAAGTTTGGTGATACTAGAGTACCGTACGCACGTCGTCGACACTTTGAGAATAAGAAAAATCCTCAAAAGCTGCAATATCTAAAAAGAGCTGGCGATAATATCGTTGCTAAATCTGGAATTCAGGAGTTTCTGAAATGATTGTATTGTCATTACTTAAATTCCTCGAAGATAATAATCTAGGTAAAATTGATCAGGATTTATTCTGGGAAAAAATTGGCTTAGGCAAAAATGGCATTTATATTGCCAGCGTCGGAGCTTCTCAAGATAGGGGTATGCGTAATCGCCAAGACTACATTGTTTACTCCAGAGGCAAAACCGACATCGAGAGCTATCAGAAGCTCGAAAAAATAAGAAAGTTCCTAAATAACTCATACGATATCTGTACACTCCCATCTGTACCGCCAGTGTTTAGCCGGGAGTATCATAATGTAACTATTATGCCACCATCATCCATTACTAATGTAGGATTAGATACTAATGGACGAATGGTCTGGTCGTTTACTGGCACGATCTATTACTAATAACCATAAAGGAGAATATATATGGACGAAACACTCATGGCTGGTAAATGGGAAATGAGCATTGGAAATACCCTTATTCCAGCAAAATGTCTTGGCGATATTACGCCAAACTACGCTGAAGGCACAGTAGAGGCGAAGACTCAGGCTGGTACCCGTAAGCAACCATCCGGTAAAGCTGAAACCGCAGAATTAACCTTTACCGTTTATTTGCCAAACTTGGATTATCTAAAAGTCCTCTGGGCAGACGCTTATCAAAAACCTACTGCTGAAGCTCAAAAAACTGGTGCAATCGTATTTGGTAGCAATAACTGTAGTATGCGTAAAGCATTACCTATCAATATCCATCCAGTCTGCGAAAAAACTGACGATAACGATATTCACATTTTTGCAGGGCTTGTAAATATGACATTTAATCCGACACTATCTACGACAGACGCAGTATCTATTGAAGCAACCCTACAAATGCAACCAACAGATAATGGTTATTTCCGTGTTGGCACTGGTGATTTAGCTAAGCCATCAAAATGGGATGTAACTGCACAGAAGACTATTCCAGTTACTGAACGTTAATAAAGTCTTAATAACTAAAATAAGCTCTCATAAGGAGCTTATTTTTATAGATGCCATTTATGTTTTTTTGAGAAAGTGAAGTAAATTACAGGGATATAGGCGAAAATACCGCCGAATAAAAGCCATAAGATAATTGAATGCTCGATTGGATAAGTTTTAGGACTATTTTTCTTCTTATTTTTTTTATTGTTTTGAATAACAGTCCATGCTCCAATGAATGTACCCATATCCATAATACCTCAATTATAACATATTTTCAGAAAAGCACAAGTTTTTATTGCCACCCTGTATAAACCCATAATACTAAGCATAAAAAGGATTTTAATTACAATGTCAGTATCTATTTCAACATCAGTATATACAAAACAAATCACTGCCGAGATTGACGGTGTAGAATTCAAAGTTACACCAATGTCTTCAGCTCAAACATTATCTTATGTCGATTTATGCGACGAATTAAAAGAAGCAAAAAGCACTAATGATCCAACGAGAGTCAAAGAAGCTATTAGAAACTTGAATGATATTCTTTTTAGCGTGTTTGATAAACCAGATGAAGCTCGCAAAGTGTTAGCAAAAGTGCCAATTGAAGGCGTTCTCGAGATTTATCAAAAGATTGTAGGCGAAAAACCTGATAATCAGGAGTAAATATGGCAAATCTGCTTGATTTAATGACTCCAGAAGACCGTGAAGCGGTGGAAGTAGCTTTTAAGAAGCGAATGTCTGGAGACAATACATTCCGCAAGGGTAAAGTATCTAGGGTAGCTTATTTACTTGCTGAACTCGGCATGCTTTATGGTTGGGAAGCGATCGTTGCGGCAAAACGTGGCTATATCGAAACTTTTGATGAGCATACAGGTAAAAAGCAGAAGATGCCATTATCAATGGAAGAGTTATCAGCCTTAGTGGATGCTGGGCAAAAGGTTAAACATAGTGATTATGTAAACTATGCAAGAATCGTTTGTGTCGGCACTGGCAGTGCTTTCAGTAAGAACCCTAACGAAACACTTCGTGATGGAATGAAACCATTTATTGATGGAGTAAACAAATAATGAGTACCAGCAGTACCGTAGTTGGCGAAATTGAATATCGAGTCAAAATTGATACTAAGGATTTTAAGTCCGAGATTTCTCATGTTGAAAAAACGATGAAGACTGAACTGGGTTCTGCTGGTGATAAAAGTGGTAAAGATTCAGGCGAAAAAGCTAGCCATGGCTTTGGAGAGAAGTTCAAAAACGGTCTAAAAAACATTGGTAATGGCTTTTTGGCTGGCATGGGCGGATTTATGGGGCAAAAACTCATGTCCGGTTTCCAGTCAGCGTTTTCTAGCCTCACGAATATCTTTAAGTCATCAATCTCTGCGTTTAGCGACTACGAACAACTTACTGGTGGCGTAGAAACTTTATTTAAGGATTCTCAAAATCAAGTATTCCAGTACGCAGACAATGCTTATAAAACTGCCGGACTTTCGGCTAACCAATACATGGAAACCGTAACTGGTTTCTCGGCTTCATTGCTTCAAGGCTTAAAAGGTGATACTGCTGCAGCGGCTAGATATGCAGACATGGCAGTAACAGATATGTCTGATAATGCCAATAAGATGGGTACTGATATGGGGCTAATTCAGACCGCTTATCAGGGTTTCGCCAAGCAAAACTACACTATGCTTGATAACCTTAAACTTGGCTATGGTGGTACAAAAACTGAGATGGAACGCCTGCTTAAAGATGCCGAAAAGCTACCACAGGCAATGGGTAAGAAATTCGATATTAGCAATTATCAAGATATTATTGAAGCGATCCATTTAGTTCAAGAAAATACCGGAATTGCTGGTACAACACAGAAAGAAGCTGCTGAAACTATCAGCGGAAGCTTAGGAATGCTTAAAGGTGCGTGGAGTAATCTTGTTACAGGGCTTGCGGATGACACCCAAGACTTCGGCAAGTTACTGAATAACGTTGTTGAATCAGTCGAGGCAGTAGGTAAAAACTTATTACCAACAATTGAAGTTGCTTTGGGGGGTATGGTTCAACTTATTCAGGATGTCGCACCGCTTATCATTGCAGAAATCCCGAAACTAGTTAGTCAGCTATTGCCGCCAGTGCTTGAAGCAATAATCAGTATTGCAATGTCGATTATAGAGATATTACCAGGACTTATTGAGCAATTATTTAATGCCTTAGTAGAGGTTTTGCCTAAGTTAATAGATGCAATAGTTACTATTTTGCCTAGCTTGATAGACGCTATCACCAATTTAGTTATTACTATTGTTACAAAACTCACAGAACCAGCGACACTTACTATGCTACTGAACGGCGCAGTAAAACTATTTATGGCAATTATTGAAGCATTGCCACAAATCCTTACTGCCTTAACTAATGCATTGCCACAGATAATTACAAATATCATTGCATTTTTAATCGACCCAAATACGATTGCACAATTATTATCAGCAGCAATAATTTTATTTATGGCGCTTGTACGCGCTGTCCCTATGATTTTTGGAGCGTTGATTGCTACTTTGGGTGGCTTATTTGCAGAGGTCTGGAAACGAGTGAGCGAAATGTTTAGCCACGGTGGTGAAAAAATTGGACAAGCGTTTTCTAATGCATTTAAGACCGCAATCAATAACATACTTGGAGTAGTGGAAAACACGGTCAACTTCTTCGTAGATATGATCAATGGCGTTATTGGAATTATCAATGCCATTCCAGGTGTTAATCTCGGTAAGCTAGATAGGCTTAAAATTCCACGTTTAGCATCTGGTGGAATTGTGCCAGCAACGGCTGGCGGTAAAATCATCATGGCAGGCGAAGCTGGTGAAGATGAATGGGTAGTGCCTGAATCCAAGATGGCGAATTTGATAGAAAAATTAGGTGCCGGTAATGGAAATGGTGGTGGTGAAACATTTAACTTCACATTTAACGGGGTTGTTGGTACCAAGAGCGAGCTGAGACAATGCGCCATTACTTTCCATGATGCTTATGAAGAAGTAAAGAAAGCGAGGATGGCGGCATGAGCTTAGTTCTTACAATCACAGATGATAATACGAGTATTACCTATACACTGTTGCCATCACCGTTTAATAAGAATCGAGAAATCGGTAAAAGCGAAGTTTTAGTCGCAAGTGGTGATATTTATACTGATTATGTCTATAAGAAATTTACATTTGAATACGAATGGGATTTCTTATCAGCTGAAGAATATGCTGTTCTAGAGGGCTTCTTCAATCGTCAATATGAACTACATAAATATCCTCGTATTTCTATTCCCGAACTCGGTGTTGATAATATGGTGGCAAGAATGGAGTTAAGCGACCAATCAATCGTCAATAATTGCGGAATGGTGGAGAATGTAAAAGTATCATTCAGGGAATCGACACAGTTATGATTACCGTCTCAGATAAATTCCATCAACTAGCAGCAGCTTCAGTTAGACCACTAGATTGGGACGTGGCAATTTCATTCACTAAGAAGAGAAATTCTGGAATTAAATGGTTTACACTTGACCAATCAACACTGGATGGCGCTGACCTTCTTGGATCGAGTGATCAAAACCCAATCCAGTTATGGGACGCGTATGACTATATGTTTCTAAAAGAGCGTCTCGTATCTATGAACTTTTCACGTTCTGTGGAGTTTCCGTACAATATTCAGAGTTGTATTGCTGATTTTGAGTTGAATAATTACGATAAACGCTTCAGCTTCAGTGAAGACGGAAGTGCCTCGCCAATTGGAAAATATATCTTACCAAAACGACCATGCCGGCTATATATGGGTTTTAAGGGCGGTGGCTTAGCGCCAGTTTTTGTCGGACTTACTCAAGGCTTACCAACATATGATGGAAATCTAGACGAAGTTGTAAGTTTTACTGCTATGGATTTCTTGAGTGAAATTGGCGAGATGAGCCTCAAGAATATGGTAATGATGCGAAATGTTCGCACCGACCAAGTCATCGCTACTATCTTAAACCAGTTTGGACTCGATCCCGCAATGTATAAATTATCAGCAGGACTCAATGTCATTCCATTTGTTTATTTTGCTTCTGGCAAAAATGCCGGCAATGCCTTAAAAGAATTGGTTCAAGCTGAAAATGGTGCGATGTGGCTTGATGAACAAGGTATTATCCGTTTTCAGCCACGAACTTCAATTATCGGTAAACAGCCAGTAATGATATTTAATGCCACTACTATTATCAAAGCCACGCCAAGCCGCACCGACAGTATTGTGAATACTGTTAAAGTAAAGAGTGAAATCCGCGCCGTTCAGGCATTTCAGTCTATTTTCACAATGGACAATTCCAACGGATATTCTGGTGAATCCAAAGAAGATGCCTACCGATTACCAGCCAACAGTACTAAAGATGTATGGATTTCATTTGATGATCCAATCTGGCAATGTTCAACCAATCCAGTCCTAAAAGGCAATTCCGATAACTCAAATTTTACGGCTGTAGATTTATTTGGTAAATCAGTGTCCGAGAAAGTCTCGGCTACTGGCACATTATTTGCTGATTCGATGAAGCTTACATTTATCAATACGAATAGCTTTCCAGTTTCTGTGAATTTCTTGCAGATTTTTGGTGAACCAGCCAAACAGGTTTCAGGGAGTCCAATAGAATATGAAGCTCATGATAGTGAATCTGTCGAGAAATATGGCGTTCAGACTCTAGAGATTAACGACAATGATTGTTTCGGTAATTACAAGAATATTGACGGCTACGCCACAGACATCCTCAAAAAATATGCCAATTATTCACCAATTTTGAAATTAGAAGTTAAAGGAAATCCGGCGCTTCAACTTCAGGATATTGTGTCGGTAGATTATAAAGAATTTGTTGGAAACTATCAAATTATAGGTATTGAAATGTCGCTCGGTGATTCACAATTAAAAACCACTTTGACACTCAAGAAAACTACAGTTATTTCACCATTCATCTTAGATCAATCAGTATTGGATAGCACAGACGTATTGGGGTAGAAGGGAGAGAATATGACAATTGAAAAAACAGTGAAATATTCAGGTAATGTAGTTACGTCATCTAATGACGGCAAAATGATCATAGATCAGACAGCAGGGGAAATTATTGTGAGGGATGGCAATAACGTTAGGCGCTATTATCTTGGCTCTGAAAAATCACCAACTGGGTTTGGTCAATATATATCAAAACCAAACGTTGATGTGATTACGGAGCTTAATCAGTAATGACTCAACCTAGAAATTTTATAATGAGTAGCGATTATCCTATACCGATACTCGCTCTCAAATTATCTACTACCATAAACGTGCCAGTTGGTCAGTATTGGAATGAGAATAAAAAAATAGTTCCACACAATCTTCCATTTACCCCTCTCATTATTGGACAATGGTCTACTAATGCTAATTTTAATCCAGCTTTTGACTTATCGACTCAAATTCCTATTTTTTATGGTAGTAGTCAGCCACCATTTGTAGTTAATATCGGGGCGGACGACCATAATATCTATATAAATTGTTCACATAATAATTCATTTGAGACTGTTTTTTATTTTAGGCTGACTGGATTCGTTCCGCCAGATTATGAAGGTGAAGTAGACAATGTAGATGATATTACTAATTTCAGGCTTAATTCTGATTTTAATTATCCTAAAATTCTAGAGCAGAGAAAAATAACAGTTGAAGCCAATACCGATTCAATTATTAACCATAATCTTGGATATATTCCTCAAGCCAGACTTTGGAAGATCGGTCAAGTTGGCAACTACTCACAAGGTTACCATAACTGTGTTATGCCACAGGCTACTACAAGATCTACTAATAACGATGGTTATTTGGGTGCATTAGTTAATGACAAGCAATATATTATCTGTAATAAATCAAATAGTTCATCACAAGAAACTTTTTATTATCATATATATGGAGATGAAATATGACGACTTCGAGGATATCTAATTTTCTGCAGAACAGTGATTTTACGGCTCAAAAGCAGAAGAATAAGATACATTTTGAACTCAATATTCCAGCAGGAAGTTATAAGACTGGCGATTCGTGGCACGTAGACAAAGATTCTCCAAGCGGTGTATTTTTTGAAAATGTTGTAATGAAAACAAATCTTGAGCAAAATTATCTACCAACAAACTACACTATAATTTTGCCAAATCATGAAGCGGATATTTTTGTAAGCGTTCATAGGCTAGATACCAATCATTATAGGCTTTTCGCGGTGTTTCAAAGACTTATGACGCCAGAAAATTCAAATCCATATGCACAAATACCTAATATTGACATACAGGCATGGCTTAATTTATCCATATCGCCGTTTTAGCTATTCTAAGACGTTTTGAGAAGTTTTTCTTATTAGATGATAAAAACTATCGTCTAAATTAAAATAACCCCTTTATCGTTTATGATAGAGGGGTAGTTTTTTTGAGGTAAACTAAGATTTTTATTTTTTCTTCTTCAAAAGCTTAAAAATTAGTAAAATCTGTGAACCCAAGGTTGCCAAGATACTAGCAAGAGCCGTACCGAAGGCTGTCATATTCTTATCGTTTAAGCTCATAATAGCAAGCACAACTTGTGGCGTGATAGCTGATCCAAGAAGCAAGAAATCTCCAACTAAGTAAGCAATAATCTTAGTTTTATTACTAAACTCAAAACCTGAGCCAGCCTCTGTGATGGCTTCAGTTGAAGCGTTGGCTAGCTTCATGTACTCTTCATTGATTTTATTGATTTGTTCATCAGTTAATGTAGGCTTCATAGTTTCTTCCTTTTCTTCGGCTTTCTGCTCATCCTTGTTAATATTTTCCGTTTTGTTCTCTTCCATTTGTTTCTCCTTTTCTTGTGGATTTTCCTTAGGTGCTTCTGGCACTGGTTCTGGTTTAGGTGGCTCAACTGGTTGTTCCGGTTGCTTTGGTGGTTCTTGCGATGTCTCAGCAGGTTTTTCAACAGGTTTGCCAACTCCTTTATCTACGAGAGATTGAATAGCGTCCCAGCTATAACCAGCTGCAGCTAAACGTCTCTTTCTTTCTTCGCCATCACCCCATTTCTTTTGCCATATTTCTGCTGCGATTTCTTCATTAGATTTTAATTGTGGTGGATTGACCCACTCGACAATTCTTGTAGTGTTCATGGTTTCCGTCCAGCCTGCATAACTAACACCATAGATACGAGAGATAGTATCGATAGTAACGTTTAATTCGCCTTCGAAATAGTCGAAAAATGGTTTACGAGTATATGGGCTTGACCAAATTTGAATACGGTTTCCAGTACGCTTAGCAATAGCCACATGACCATAGTTCTTATAACCACCAGTCCACCAAATAGGGACAAAACATCCATCTGGAAGATTACGGTCTTGATGTTTCGTATTATTCCAACTCCATGCAATTTGAGCAGACTCCGCGAATGGGGCAACATTAAATGTCTTCTGTGCGACAGCCAGACACCACAAGAACCAATCTGTCAGAGGCTTGCCTTTGTAGTAAATTACAAGTTTTTTATCGTCTAGATTTGGGTAGATTGTTTGCTTCCAGCTCATTTTAATTCCTTAAACATTAAGATTATAAATAATGCCCCAATAACGAGGTATGAGATCAATGCCTGGATAAAATATCCCTTCAAGGTTATAAATAACCAAAATAAGATGTTAAATAACATTATTCCTCCCCAAACTAAGACTGATAGCCAATTCGTATTTTTCATCGATGCGCTCCATCGATAATCACGAATTTAAGGATTGCCCCGAGAACTGCTGTAATAATCGCCCAGACGATTTTGGCTTGGTTTTCTTCAAGCTTATGAAGACGACTAGATCGGTCTGCAGCTCGTTCTTCTAGGACTGTAACTCGCTGAGAGATTACATTGTAAGTATCGACTTTATGATTTACTTCATTGACGAGATCGCCAATATTCTTGATGTCGGCTTCCATCTTGCCTAGTTTCTGATATAGGGCTGAATCGTTATTCATATGAATATAGCGTAAGCGATTATAGGGTGGCAATGGTATGATTCAAGCA